ACATCTCGGCCTTCGACAGCCCGAACCTCACAGGGGAGGAAGTCCCGGACGACGTCGCACGCGCTCTTGTCTCACGGCAATGGGTGGATGAGAAGAAAGCCCAGTGGGGCGAGGACTCGCCGACGTATCAGATCCGCGTGCTCGGCGAGTTCCCCACGACCGCGGACACGCAGATCATGGATCTGGCCGCCATTGAGGACGCGCAGCGCCGCGAGGTAGCACCATCCGAACCTGCTGTCGTTTCCTGCGACGTGGCGCGCTTCGGCTCGGATGAGACGGTGATCGCCGTCCGTACCGGCCTGCGGGTGCGCATCGCTCGAGCGTACGTCGGCAGGGATCTGATGCAGACGTGCGGGCTCATCGGCGAGGTGGTCCGCAACCTCCGCAACCAGGGCGCCACCTGCCGCATCGTCGTGGATGACGCCGGCCTCGGTGGCGGGGTGACGGATCGCCTGCGGGAGATCGGCTACACCGTCGAGGCGTTCAACGGCGGCGAGCGCTCGACGGAGCCCGAGATGTACATCAACCGCCGCTCTGAGGCGTGGTTCGCGTTCGCCGACTTCCTGCCCCAGCTCGACTTGGACCCCGACCCGCAGCTCGCGGCAGACCTCGTCGCTCCGCACTACAAGCACGACTCCCGCAGTCGCCGTGTGGTTGAGCCCAAGGACGCCACCAAGAAGCGCCTGGGGCGTTCCCCGGACCGCGCCGACGCCGTGCTGATGGCCTTCGCCCCGGCTGCGCGCATGGGCGCCGACTTCGTTGACGTCGATTTGTGGAGTGGCGAATGAACGCGCTGACCATCGCCCTGCTGGCTGCCGGAACCATGGCTGTATCCGACATCCTGGCAACGGTTTGTGTGATGGCTGAGTCTCGTGGCCGTGGCTGGCTCGCCGGAGTTCTCGACTCCGCGGGCTGGCTTGTTTCCATCACCACGACCGCAATCGCCGTCACGGCGCTTCAGGGGCATTCCCTGACAGAGAAGGTCTTAGTGGTCGTGCTCGTCACCGCCGCCAACCTGCTCGGCACCAAGCTCGGACAAATCATCGGCTCACGCTTCGTCACCGATGGCGGCCTTGACGGCCGGGTCGCTGCGCTCGAGGCAGCCGTCTTGCATCACCAACCCCCGGAGCATGAATAATGGCCGTCACCGAATCGCAGCACCTCGTCACGATGGCGGAGATTGAAGACACCGAGCGCCGCAGCCGCATCAAGAAGGCGTGGGACGCCTACTACGGCGAAGCTCCCTACCCGCTCAAGGCTCGGCGCAACGAGACCACGAACGACAACGTGCGCATCAACATGGCGCGCTCGATCGTCGACGGCGGTGTCGCAAAGCTGTTCGGGACCAAGCTCGCCGTCACGGCAGGCGGTGAGGGGCCCGACAGCGCCCAAGACATCATCGACCAAACGCTGCGCGTCTCCGGCGGGGGCCTGCTGTGGCTCCGCGCCGGCCTGTCCGGCGGCATCGGCGGGACGATGTTCTACCGCCTGTCCCCGCGGGACGACGGGTCTGTGCGCATCATCATCCTCGACCCGCAGAACGTCGAGTGTGAGTGGGACCCGGACGACTACGACATCATCAACCGGTGGTGCGTGACGTGGAACACGCTGGTCAACGGACAAGGAGTCGTAAGGCGCCAGATCGTCGAGCCCTCGGGTCTGGGGTGGGTCATCATCGATCAGGAGCTTCGGGAGACGAACGACAAGACCGGCGAGACGGCCTGGGTGACCATCGGCACGACCGACTGGCCACACCCCTACCCGCCGCTCGGGCACGCGCAGAACCTCCCCTCGCCGCACACGGTCTACGGGATCTCGGACATCGAGCCCGACACGCTGGCGCTCATCGCCTCGATTGAGCGCAGCATCTCCAACATCGCGCGCATCGTGCGCCTCTACGCTCACCCCAGAACGTGGGGGAAGATGATCGGCGACGCGCTCAACATCGACGCCAACCCCGGCTCTGTGCTGCGCCTTGAGTCACCCGACGCCATGCTCGCGAACCTCGAGATGCAGTCCGACCTCTCCGGCGCGTTGACGCTCTACCGCGAGTTGATGGGTGCGCTGCGCGAGACGACGCGGATGCCCGACGTCGCCGCCGGCAAGCTCGACACCACCGCCCCGCTCTCGGGGGTCGCGCTGCAGATCCTCTACGCCCCGCTCGTCGAGAAGACCGAGGCCAAGCAAGAGACCTACGGCGCGGCCATCGTGGAGATGTTCCGCCGGATCCTCGACCTCTCCGGGCTCGGTGACGACAACATCGTCTCGATCGGCTGGCCTGAGATCGTCCCATCCGACCCCCTGGCAGAGCGCCAGACCGCGGTCATCGACCAGGGCCTTGGTGTGTCGTCTCAAACCCTGATGACCAAGCTCGGCTACGACCCGGAGACTGAGCAGGCCCAGCGCTCGGCAGAGGACGCCGCCAAGGCAGAGGCGCAGACGCGCAGCTTCAACGCGGGGCAGCTCGGCGGTGGGCAGATGCCACCATCCGACGCGGCGGTCGCGGCATACGACCAGTCCGGCCGCTCGGCGCCCGCATGATGACCGCGGGCATCGTTAGCGCCTGCGTCGGCTTCATCGCGCTGCTCTACCTGGCGGGAACGTGGCGCTTCTAGTCCCCACCGCTGAGAGTAAGGCCGCGCGGCAGCGATTCATGCGCGAGCTCTCCCGGCTTGAGTCAGGCGCGAACCGCGAGCTGCTGCGGCAGTACGGCCTGACGCTGGACCGCATCGCCCGCGAGATGAACCGTGTCCTCAACGGCACCGAGTCGCGCGCCAAGGCCATCGGCGACCTGTTCGCGGGGAGCGACCACGATCCACGCCTGACCATCATCCGCGGCAGGGCGGACTTCATCCTCGCCGAGCTCGACAAGTTCGGGGCCAAGGGCCAAGCGATCGTCGCCAACGCACCCCAGCAGGCCGTGGCCCTGGGGACGCGCCACGCCGAGACGCGCATCACCCAGGTGGCCGGGACGTTCACGAAGCCCAACCCGGGCCGCATCGCCCAGACCGTCGCACGCCTGTCGGACGGCACGTCGGGGCGCGCGTACTTCGACCGCTTCGCCACCCAGGGGACCCAGAAGGCCGTGGACACGATGACCCAGGGCGTCATCATGGGCAATCACCCGGACAAGATCACCCGCGACCTTCGCGCGCAGATGTCCACATCCGACACGAGCCTGTCGTCGTTCGTGCGCACGGAGGTGCTGAGCGCGGCGCGGGACGGCCTCACCGATACGATGCAAACTAACTCCGACGTCTGCACCGGTTGGGTCTGGAACGCCGCCGAAGACGACACGACATGCGATGTGTGCTGGGCCATGAACGGCAGCGTCCATAGCATCGACGAGCCGATGGACGAGACGCACGTGAACTGCCGCTGCATTCAGGACCCGACCACCGTGAGCTACGAAGACATCGCGGCGTCCAGTGGCTAAGCAGGCGTTCGATCCCGATGAGCGCTTCCGGACGATGCTCACCCCCGAGCAGCAGATCAAGGTGCTCGGCCCGGGCAAGTGGCAGCTGTGGAAGGACGGCAAGATCACGCTAGCCGACCTCGTGACCCACACCACTCACCCGGTCTACGGCGCGGGGCTGCGGCCGACGACGCTCGCCGAGCTCCAGGCTAGGGGCGTGGAGTCAAAGCCCGTCATCGACCGAACGGCGGGGCGGTGATCCACTGGCTCGCCTACTGGACCGGGCTGACCAACGGCTCCGGCCCCCGCTACCTGTGGTGGAGCGGCATCGGATCCGACATCGGCGAGCTCGCCCTGCTCGGCGGTCTGCTGAGCATCGCGCGACACTCGAACTGCCATGCCAAGCGCTGCTGGCGGTTCGGCAAGCCCGTCGACGGAACCCCGTACCGGGCGTGCCACCGGCACCACCCCGCACACGACGGCACCAAGCGCAACGTCCCGCTTGAGACGATCACCGACGCCCACCGGGACGCGCGCTAGCCGTCTAGCGGTTCGTGTAGGTCTTGCCGCCCCACGTGAGCGAGGTGCCAGTGCCGCAGACCTCGAAGCTGGGCGTTGAAACCGGCGCGACGCAGTTCATCCCATATCGCACGTAATGACGGACAGCGGTTGAGCTGCCAGAGCCGCCACACGCCGCCACGCCCAGTGCGAGCGCGCCGGTGAGTGCGATGGATGCAAGGAGGCGGCGCATCACTTGCCCTTACTCAAGTCGTGCAGCGACGCCCGGAACAGATCCCGGACGAAAACGGCTTCACGCTCGTTCCTGATCGCGGCGAGGAACGCGGCATGTAAACCGCGGGGCGCGACTTTGTGGGTTGCGGCCTTGTGCGCGGGCGTGGCCGTGGCGAGCGACGGGCCGTAGATGCCGATGGCGCAGACGACGCCGGCAACGATGCCGACGCGAATGGATGCTTTGCGGGTGCGAGTCACGGTGGTTCCTTTCGAGTGGTTGAGGCGGGGCCGGGGTAGAACCCGACTTGGAAGTGGACCCGACCCCGCCTGATTGCCTATGCGAAATAGCCTAGCGCGTTCGGCGTAGGTGTCAAGCGAGTCTTAACACTCATCGGCG